ACCGCACCATTCATAGTGATAGTGCCAAAGATAACTCTAACTCTCTTGATCTGTTTAATTAAATCTTTCTTAGCTTGTGGCAAAGCATCAAAGTCCTGTATGTAACCAGCAGGTTTACCACAGTTAAATGTACCCATATTGTCTTTCATATCTGTCACCATATCAGATGCCATAATAGTTTTCTGATAGGTTCCAAGAGGTTCTCCGGGCTTTGCCCCAGCATTAGAGTGAAACCTCTTATACATAAACCTTTGTGCAAAAGGACGTATCACTGCATTTTTAGAGTAAACAAAACCATTAGATGGAATATCTAAACGATATGTCCCACCATCGACAACCTCTACCTTCATGGATGCACCATCAACAATCTTCTCACCCATAATACTAGAGTGTTGTATTTTTAATCGTGCAAGCATATTAGTTTTCTGATCTGGGTTAGAATCAATATTCATACCCATCATTTCTGCCATTGCAGAATAATTATTAGTATCTATTTGTGCTATATTTGCGTTCATAATTGCTCCTTTCATTTTTAGAAACCATAGTTATATCACGACACATCTTTAGTGTCAAGCCAATTCGGACCTATTTTTGCCTCTAAAAGTAAAGGCACATTAAAGTTTATTCCCCACCTTGTCGTTATCAGTTCAGGTAGTACATCATTGGTACTATTTATAGCATTGATAACATTAGACTCCTCTTCAGGGTGTACATCTATGACTATGCTATCATGCACTGTATTGACAACACAAGATTTTAATTCTTTTAGTAAAGAGTCAATGTGTAACAATGCAATAGGCACTATATCAGCAGTGGCGAAAGATTGCACAGGATAATTTTTTATCTGTGTAAAATTAGAAACCTTACCACTTGCATAGCGTTCCATGTTAGGAAAAGAAAACTCTCTACCTGAAGGTGTTTTTATTAACTCTGTTGTCATGGCTTCTTTAGCCAGTTGGGTATGCCAATCTTTGACTCCTTTGTATTTTTCTGTAAAGTGTTCATAATATGCTGCTTCCGCTGGCGTTCTCCCAAAGCCTGTTGCGCCATAAAGCGGTGCAAACGTGTGAGCCTTTGCAGTCTGGCGATCCGTAGGTTGACCAGCATCGGTAATAACTTTAGCGGTGTAACTGTGTACATCAAATCCAGTAGATACTTCTTCAATAGCAACTCCATCTTGTGACAGGTAGGCAGCAGTGCGAAACTCAAGCTGTGCAAAGTCAGCTTCCATAATCTTGCCGCCATCAAATCGTGACACAAATACTTTCTTCACAGGAAACGTGCCGCCACGTGGCATGTTCTGCATGTTAGGGTCTGCTCCACTAAACCTACCAGTAGCAGTTCTGTGCTGTAGCAATCTTACGTGTAGCTTGCCATCTTTCTTTGTATGTGTTTTTATACCGTCCACAAAGGATGACAAGTATGTATCTAAAGCAGATAGACGCTGCAAATCATTTAAGAATTGTTCAGCCTCATAAAAGCCACTTTTCTTTGCAGAGTTAGCTAATATATCTAGCATCTTTTTATTTGTGCTAAATCCATGTGCGCTTACCCATTTGGCACTAGGTGCTTTAAACTTTAGTCCTGCAATATATTGTGTAGGCGTAAACCTGTATCCTAAACCTGCACATTCTTTACAGGTAGGTAACTTAGCATATGGTGTACCATCCTTTTTTAACTTCTTTTGTTTGCCTGTACCATAACATGCAAAGCATTGCCCCGCTTTAGTCTTATATATTATTTCAGAATTATTATGTACCGTCTCTTGGAAATCTTCTTTACTCATATAAGGTGTAAACATATTAGCCCACATAGCTTTGTTATCTGGCTTTCTACTATAGATTACCCAAGACATTTGCTCTGGACTGTTTAAGTTTATAGGTGTATCCCCCATTAGCTTTGACACCTGTTCTTTTAGACGCTTTTCTATCTGCTCTTTCTCTGTTTCAAATTCTTTCTGCACTGATTCTAGAGTAGATAAATCTACACTAAAACCTCGTTGATATATACGAGATAAGCAAACAGCAACCTGATTTGTAAGATCAACGGTTTTCATTAAACCTGCATCATCAGGCGTATTGAGGCGATGCATTAGCTTATCAGATAGCTGTTGTGTTGCATGTAAATCTGCAGATAGGTACTCCGCTAACTCATCAAGCGGAATATCTCGCACACTATATCCCTTCTTTAGATATTCTTTTAGAGTGTCTTGCTTCTTGGTATCTAACTCGTATCGTTCTGCACAAGCCTCAAGTGACAATGGTTTCTTAATACCACGTTGTAGCACGTACTCCCCAAGCATGGTATCAAACACTGGCCCATCATACTTGAAGCCAGACTCCCACAGCCACAACAAATCATGTGCAGCATTGTGGCATATAAGCACAGTGGCTTCATCAAGAAACCATTGCACACGGTCACTATAGTCACGCTTACTTAGATGCTCTTCATGGTCAAACGGGAAGTGCTGTTCTACACCTTGGTCAGTCAATACACCAACCATTACTAAAGAGTTACCCGGCTCAAAGGGATCAAAGTGTAATTTACCATCTCTCTCAGTAACGGTATTTTCTACATCCAATGTTAACTTCATGCTTCATATCTCCCTGTCTGATAATTGAACTCACATACTACACGACCATGCCACCCTGTCAACTTATTTTTTGCAAGCACTAAATGCCTAAAGCCATCATCCTCTGCTACCTCTGAATCATTGTTGTTGTTACTTGTCTGTGGGCTTTTTGCAATAAGAACCATAAGGTCTGCCTCTGCTGCCTTACCTGTACGAGACCCTTCCATCATTGACTGATTAAGATTTACCCTTCCCTCTGCCTCTGCATTTAACTGTGACATATAAAACATAGCACAACTATATTCTTTAGCTATCTGTCTTGCATAGATAGCATTTGCTTTTAGTGCCTCATCTGGACGAGAGAAACCATTGTAACGTGCAAACTTATCTCCCATGTCCAGCACAACAATATCTGGGTCATAACTCTTACAGACTGATTCTACCCACGCCATGTCTTTACCTGTAGAATCACACATAAATATATTTTCTCTTACAGAGTCATAAAGACTGTGTGCTTTTTGTGGATTGTCCTTTACCTCTAACAAAGTCATGCCTGTTGCTGCCCCAAGGTATCTTGCACCCACACGGTGCGCACTCTCCTCATTACAAAGTATAATACACTTTGCCCCCTGCCTAGCAAAACCACTAGGGCCAGCTACCATACTAGCATGAAAAGATGTCTTACCTGTGTTTGGTCTTGCACCTACCTCAATAAGATGTCCACCATTTACTCCCTCTACCTTCTTTGCCAGCGTTGGTATATTAAAAGTCCACTGTGATTCTAAATCATTTCTACTAATCAATGACTCTATAGAAAGATCATCCCAATCCACACGAAGATTTGGGATAAAATCATCAGTATAATTATCCAAAATATCTCTGAGGGGTTGTAGAGAGGAAATAGAACCGTTAACATAGTCAAAACCAAGATTAGCGATGTCCTCACCAACAACCTGTTGAAATAACTTAGACAAAACATCCCCTGCAATATCTTTACCAAGTGGTTGCTCCCTCTTTATCTTTTGAAACAAATCTGAGTACACAGACTTCTGCGCTGTTGTAAGCGTAGTATGTGTTGCTACAAATATTGCTTCTATCTCATCAGGGGTAACTGTTCTGCTATATTTGTCCATTGCAGAATCTATAGTTTGTTTTATCTTCCTTACATCTGCACTGAACAATCTATCTGGACAACGTGACCCCCTGTGGTCATCGTAAAAAGATTTGTCCATTAAACTTCTAACTAGTGATAATTCCATTTAATTTCTCCATATCTGTCGGGTTACGATATTTAAGATCATCTGTCAGTCTAAGAACACGAACATCGTTTACATATCCTCTCAACTCATTTGCTATCTTTAAATTTTTTCTAAGTGCATCGGGGTCTAATGCTATAACCGCTGTTGAGAACTGCGAGAGATACCCTTTATGCCCCTCTTGTAGAGATGTACCAAGTAGGGCAACCCCGACAAAGGATTTGTAGCCACCAATCACGGCTGCACTCACACAGTCCTCAACAACTACTGCGACTTTACCACAACCATTCACGTATGGCAAGTCACTTTTTCCATATCTTTTCCATTTAGGTTTATGATTTCCTAATGCACGTCCTGTTGCATCTACTAAAATGTTATTGTGTACAATGGGAAAAACCACACGTGTTTCTTTTACATCATACAATAAATTTAGTTCGTTTATATCTAATCCCCATGTAGCACACCATCTATCCATGTATATATTCTCACGATGAGGAACAACATATGTAGGTAACTCAAATGTTTCGTTTACATTATTACTCATATGTCTATTTTTTATTTCATCTGCAGTCAATCGTACACGTTTATGACCAGACACATTACAAGAGAGCCTATAACAATTCCATAATAGTTTACCCATATTATTTGTTATGGTAAAAGTTTTCTGACCACAGTTAGGACAAGACATTCTACGTGTCTCTCCATCACTTATATGTAAATCATCTATATGTTTATATATATTAAATATAATACTCTCCTTTGGCACGTTTATGTGCTTTTAACATGATTACTACGTGCTGTCAAGGCATTTTCTGCACTTGTATACGTATTTTTCATATATGGTTTAACACTACTTGGGTTTGCATGACCCGTTACTGACATAATTTGACCCATA